GTATGCAATACCGTATAGACCACTTAGAGAACTCTAGTGCTGATGCTTTAGACTTAGCTATTAACCCACCAATAGTAATTTCTGGTGAGGTTGAAGAGTTTAACTATGGTCCTAACTCAGAGATACACATAGACGAGGGTGGAGGGGTCACAGAGCTTGGTAAAAACTTAGGTGCGGTCATTACAGCAGATAATGATATTGCGGGCTTAGAGAGGCGTATGGAGTCCTTTGCTGGTGCTCCTAGTGAAGCTATGGGTATTCGTACCGCTGGTGAGAAGACAGCCTTTGAAGTGCAGCAATTACAGAATGCCGCAGGACGTATATTCCAAGAGAAGATTACTTCTTTTGAGACTGAGTTACTAGAGCCACTATTAAACTCTATGTTAGAAGTCTCAGTACGTAATATGCAGGTAGTTGATGTAGTACGCTCTGTAGATACTGACACTGGTGTTGTGGAGTTCCAGAACATTACTAAGGAAGACTTACAAGCTAATGGTGTTATCAGACCAGTAGGTGCTAGACACTTTGCTGCTCAAGCACAGTTAATGCAGAACTTAACGCAATTGTATTCTTCTCCTATAGGTCAGATGGTTGCACCACATACATCTACTAAGAAGATGGCTGAGGTTGTAGAGAACTTACTAGGTCTTGATAGATACGATTTGTTTAAGGCTAACATTGCCATACAAGAGCAACAAGAGACACAGGGTATGGTTAACCAAGCAGAAGAAGATTTAGCTGTAGGAGCTGAGGTAGGACTTAATAATGAAGAACAGTTGGTGTAGTGGTTTAGAACCAGACGCTAAGAAACAGATGAAGGACTACTTTAATAGTAGTCCAATTCTTAGAGAGCGATTAGCGTATTTAATTAACGGTAAGATTGAGACTAGAAACAGCAGGAGTATAGCCTTAGAGGAATTTGATAATCCTTCTTGGGCTTACAAACAAGCAGACAAAAATGGGTACGAAAGAGCCCTATTAGAAATAATTGAATTAATTTCATAAATTTAGGTGACAAAACGGAAAAATAAAGGTATTATTAGTATAAGGTTTATTTAGATAGCTTTCCTTTCTCTCTAAAAGAAAGCGTTTAATATAATTACACTACGTAGTAGATATAAGGAAGAACAATGTCTATATTTGAAAAAGAAGAATCACAAGAAAATAAGTCAACTGCCCAAGTTGATGACACTAGCGTTAATAATTCATTTGATGACCTATTGAATAATATTAAGAACGATAGTGGAGAGCGCAAATACAATTCAGTTGAATCAGCACTTGAAGCTTTGAAACACTCGCAAGAGTACATTCCAACCTTGAAAGACGAAAAGAACACTATGTCGCAAGAACTGGAAAAATATAAAAGTCAACAAAACAAGCTCGATGATTTAACGTCCATTGTAGAAAAGCTAACTGCACCCAAAGAGGAAGTATCTAACCAGATACAAGAGTCACTAGGTGAACAGGATGTGGCAAAACTAGTTCAGCAAGCCCTTAACAACAATAAAGCTCAATCTACCCGAGAATCAAACACGCACTCTGTAACCTCAGCGTTAGCAGATAAGTTTGGTACAGAAGCGGAGAAAGAGTTCTATGGTAAGGCTTCAGAGTTAGGTATGACTAAAGAAGCATTTAATGACTTAGCGGCTACCAGCCCTAAAGCAGTATTGTCATTCTTTGGAAATATTACACAAGAACCTTCAATGATGAAGGGCTCACAAAGTGTAAACCATAGTTTTGAGAAACCTAAACCTAGCGGTAAGGTTGATAAAGCAGAACGCTCAGTAATGGCAGGTGCATCTACAGGTGACCTAAAAGCTGAAATGGCTAGACACAAAGCAGCAGTTTACGCTAAATATGGCGTTCAACACTAAAACAAAATAGGTATATAACATGCAATTAACTTCCAATACAACTGCTTTTATTGAAGCAGAACAGTATTCAAGCTTTATCCTAACCAACCTACATGACGGCTTAATGCCTAGCATGTGGTACCGTGATGTCGGTGATTTTGGTTCAGGCGAAACATTAAACATTAAAACAATCGGTACAGCTACCATTCAAGAAGTATCTGAAGATACTGCTATTAACTATAGCCCAATCGAATCTGGTGAAGTACAATTAGTAATTACTGATTACATCGGTGATGCTTGGAAAGTTTCTGATGACCTTCGTGAAGATGGTGCACAAGTAGACACATTAATGGCTATGCGTGCAATGGAATCAACACGTGCTCTTGGTGAAAACCACGAATCACGTATGCTTTCAGTAGCTAACGCTGCTCAAACTGCAGCAGGTCTTAACTTAGTAAACGGCAGACCCCATAGATGGGTAGGTTCTGCTGCTGCTAACGCACGTACAATCACTTTGTCAGACTTTATCTCTATGAAACTTGCTTTCGATAAAGCTAATGCTCCTGCAGGTGGTCGTATTGCTATCGTTGACCCAGTTGTTGAAGCTTCACTAAATAGCTTGTCTAACTTAGTAAACGTTTCTAACAACCCAATGTTTGAAGGTATTGTAACAGAAGGCTTTGCTCGTGACCATAAGTTCGTTAAGAACATCTTTGGTTGGGATGTATATACTTCTAACTTCCTTCCATCATTAACTGCTGCAGAAGCTATTGATGCTTCAGGCTACGGCTTGACATCAGAAACAGCTGCAGTTGGCGATAAAGCTAACGTGTTCATGTGTATTGCAGATGACTCATGTAAGCCAGTTATGCACGCTTGGAGACGAGCTCCGCAAACTGAAGGTTGGAGAGACCAAGAAGAAAGAGCTGATAAATATCAGGTTACTTCTAGGTTCGGCTTTGGTGCACAAAGAGTTGACACTCTTGGTGTGATTCTAACTCACCCATCTAATTATTAAGGAGAAAAAACATGACTTATGAAATAGATGCTAAACGTGGTGTAGCTAATCACTACGGAGTTAGAACTACTGATGGTTCAAAAGGAGCTCAATCAAAATCAACAGGCATTGTAAAACGTGCCCAATGGGATTGGACTTGGGATAACTTACCTGATGCAGGTGCTAACAACCTACAATGGTCTATTCCTGCAAATGCAACTATTGTATCAGCAGTACTTTATGTTGATACAGCATTTACATCAACTTCTACTACTACTGATTTAACAATTGGTTTACAAGAAGCTGATGGAACAGAGATAGATAACGATGGTTTAGTTGAAGCTGATGAAGCTACTCAAACAGCTATCGCTGTAGCTAACTCAGTAATCACAGGTGCAGGTGCTTTAATTGGTAAAACAGTTGGTGCCGCAGCAGGTGAACTAGTTGTAACACCTTCAGCAGATGATTTGCTCACAGGAGCAGGTCGTGTTGTTGTAGAATACGTACTAGATAAGTAAGACCTCGAAGTGAGGGCATTCTTTCACGGGAGTGCCTTCCTTCCCTAATTTAATACAGGAACTAAAATGACAATACAACATAATCTAATTGCTGACCCTGATATACATGAGCCAAAGGGAGTAGCAACTGCTGCAAGCAATAGCATTTATGTAGCAAACGGAAGTGGCTCTGGCGTTTGGACAACTGCAGATACTTTATCTCTTGCAGATGGTGCAGTAGAAACAGCTAAAATAGAAGACTTAAATGTAACAGGTGCAAAAATAGCAAATCAAACTATTGCTACCACTAAACTTTCAGGTTTAACAACAAGTGGAACTGCAGGACAGATACTTAAAGCAGTAGGAGATGGCTCTCTAGAATATTCTACGCATAACCCTTATGCAGGTGGGTATCTTGCTTTTAGTACAGGAAGTCCTTATACATTTGCAACTACAACCTCTGACCAAATATTAAATCCTACTCTCATAGCAGGAGACTTAAACAACTTTACACTCCTCTCATCTCCTAATATGAGGTTTAGATATGATGGTACTGAAACAATTGACTGTCATGTTACTTGTGCAATGAGTTCAGCTCAAGGCTCAGGAGCAAATAGAGATTGCGAATGGGCATTATTTAAGAATGGAGTAGAGCTTGTAGGTTCTAGAGGAATTAGAAGTTTAGCTACAGGTGATTATGGTTCTATTACACTACTAGCCAATACTTCTTTATCAACCAATGACTACTTAGAGGTTCACACAAGAGCTTCAGGCACTTGTACTGTTAATTATGCAGGATTTAGTATGATTCTTTTAGGAGTAGCAGGATAATGGCTAAGATGACACTACTTGAAATGACCCAAAACATTTTATCTGATATGGATTCAGATGAAGTAAACAGTATTACCGATACTCAAGAGTCTCTTCAAGTAGCAACAATTATTAAAACGTCTTACTATAATATTATTGATGGTAAAGACTTTCCTTTTCTATATGAGCTATTTCAGTTAGATGCAATAGGTGGATTAACAAAACCTACTCATATGAAACTACCTGAAACAGTAGCAGACCTTAAATGGATTAAATATAATAATAATAAACTAACTGATACTAAGAATAAGTATGAGAAGATTTTATATAAAACTCCAGAAGACTTTTTAGATATAACAGATGCAAGAGATTCATATGACTCTAAGGTTCAAGTAGTTGTAGATGACTCAGATATTCGTATTAATGTCTATAATGACAGAGGACCTCAGTACTTCACATCTTTTGATGATGAGAACCTAGTATTTGATGCTTATGACTCTGTTAAAGAAACTAACTTAACAAATGATAGCACACAGGCTTATGGTAAGTTATCTGTAGTATTTACACTAACAGACTTATTTACGCCAGAACTACCAGTGCAAATGTTTAGCTACCTTCTTTCAGAAGCTAAGTCTACTTGTTTCTTAACTCTTAAACAAATGGCTAATCAAAAAGCAGAACAGGTAGCAACATCTCAGAAACGTAGAATGTCTCAAGAGGCATGGAAAATTAAGAATGGAATTAGCTATGGAAACTATGGTCGTAAACCTAATACATATGGGATGAAAAAATACTAATGCTTACTTATAACACAAAAGCTTTTATCAATGAGCAACAGTATGGTGGTAAAAAGAAAAAGAAAGTTACTAACCCGTTTAAACATCTTCAAACTAAACCTAAATCAAGGAGTAAGAAATAATGGCAACTTTTATGTCTAGAGTACGAGCTAACATTAAAAAGAAACAAGCTGCAGCAGCAGTTAAGTCTCAAATGAAAGCTGATAAAAAGAAAACAGCAGTTAAAGGTACTATGAAAGGTAAGCAAGTTGATACCACAAAAGGACCTAACTATAAAAAAACAACAGCTTCTAAGAAGTCTACTGCTCCTAAAACATCAGTAGTAAACAAAGCAACAACAGGTATGAAGTCTGAGAAGACAGGACCTGACATGTCTAGAGGAACTCCTAAGCGTGGTTCTGTTGTAGTAGGTAAAAAAGGTCAACAAGCTAAAATGACTAATACTTACAACAAAGGTGGTGCTAATCTTAAGTCTGCTCCTGCTACTAAAAAACGTATGGAAGATAAGGCTAAAGCAAAGAAAAAAGTACAAAAACGTAAAGGACCTAGCGGACCTTCAATGACGAGCTTCAGATAATGGGAACTCGCGAAGATAAAGCTTATAAAAAGCATTACGAAAGAGAGACAGAAAGTAATCGTAATGTAAGAAAAAAATTAATGAAGCCTCTTAAAGGTATGAGCGATATTGTTAAACAATTTATCTCTACTACCAAAAAGAAAAAAACAGAAAATAAAAAGAATAAGGCTACTCTAGGTAAGCCTAAAAAACAAGGATATTAAAATGAGTGAGTTTAAAACACCAGGTGGTAAGACCATAGCAACATATGTAGACCCTACCACTGCTCATCTTAGAATTAAGTTAGTAGAAGGAGGACAAGTACCTACTGAGTTATCAGGTATGTATACCTCTATGGCATTAGCTGATTTAGCTATCAAAACCTACTTAATTACTAACGAAGAAACGCAAACTAAAGCCGTAGAAAAAAAGGAAGCCAAGAAGAAGTTTGTAAAAGATGTACTTGAAACTCTTTCTGAGGAAGACTAAGTGGCAGCTAAGACTGAAAAAATATTTAATACCTTTATTAAAGGATTAGTTACTGAAGCTAGTCCTTTAACCTTTCCTGAAAATGCTTCTCTTGATGAGCAGAACTTTGTTCTTAACAGAGATGGGTCAAGGTCAAGAAGGTTAGGTATTGATTATGAAGACTTGTATG